TATCTTCCCAACTTTCATACTTTGCCAACTCCGTGTTGAGGAAGTCACGTGCAGCCTTGACCGTTTCCAGAGTTACAAAAGTATTAGTTTTATATTCAACCCGGTTTTCATTAGCCATGATTTGAATCATAGTCGCATCATCTAATTCCTTTACCGGAATATCAATTTCTCCAATATTTAATTCTTTTAGACAAATAAATCTATGATGTCCATAAGTTAATTGAAACTTCCCTTTTACCAAGGGATGAGGGCGTGCAACAATATTATCCCAAAATCCTGTTTGTTCGATTGAGTTTTTTAGGCTCTCAATCTTAAACTGATCTACTGGATAATTCTCCATATCTCTATATGGATTCGGTTCTAAATTCTTAATTTGTACTTTCATTTTTTAAGGGGGTTTTATTTTATATAAAATGCAAATGCAATATCTTCATACCATTTGTTGAAACTTTTGTATTTCTGTGCTGATCCTAATGGAGCAAGTCCATAATCACATTTTGAACATTTGACGAGATCATCATCATAATCTAAAATTAACTTTACAAATTTCAGACAATACTTACAATAACCTTTTTTAAATCCTTTCATACTTATAAATAAATTAAGCCCCCTGACAAAAGAAAAACCGAGGAGTGGAGCGACCCAACCTTCCCCGGTATTCTCTGCCAGAGGGCAGTATTCTTATTAAAGTTAAATTTCTCATTTTGGCCGCTTTTTAAAGTGCTAAGTTAAACAATTAATTTGATATACAAATAAAAATCATTATTTTCTTATACTATTAAATACTCTTCTGACAATATATCCCCTGCCGATACTTGCAATAGTAAAAACTAATGTTATGATTATATTCTGACTGATCTTGACAGGTATATTAAGTATTGGATAAATTATTAACTGAATACAAAATGATACCATTAATCCGGTAAATGTATTTATCAAACTTTCCGCTAAACTATATTTTTTACTTTGCATTAAAATAATGTTTTGTTGATTTTATTCAATTCAGTTTTGGCAAATCCAATCTCATCAATTTCTTTTTTTCTAATACTATATTTTTCAATTAGTCTTAATGCATCTTTATAAAAATTCTTCTTAATCTCAAATCCGTATGCTTTCCTTCCACAATTTTCGGCAGCTATTAAGGTTGTTCCACTACCAGCAACAGGATCAATTACAACTTCACCAGGATCTGTAAATATTTCAATAAGCTTTTGCAACAGTTCTATATTTTTTTGCGTAGGATGAATTTTCTCAATCTCATTGTCTCTTGGTATATCTATGCAATTAAATACCATCTTCCCATTGTTATTAAATTTAGGCAATTTGTCACGAAATAATATTAAACCATATTCACAATTACCGACAACCCTCATATTCGCCTTTAATACCTGAGCAGAAAAGTTCTTGCGAAAAACAAGATTTATATAATTTTTTAATCCATATTTCTTTCCAATTTCAATTAAATAAAATTGCTGCTCAAACTCGCAAAATACAATCATGCATGGAGCCTTACCTGTTTCCTTTGGTTCTTTCTTCAACATTGTAGAACAGAAATGCATAAACTCTGCTGGTCTAAAATCTTCATCAGTGCTAAAAAATGAAGTCCCGGCAAGTTCACTTTCACCATTTTTGTTATCACCTCCAATATACCAAGATGGATTTGAAGCATAAGCATAATTTCCTAAATTGAAAGGAATATCTGCTATTATTAATTGAGCTTTTGGAATTTGATAAACTTTGAAATTTTGAAAATGGTCATTTATAAGCATAATTATAGATTTTATTCAGTTCAATCATTTTAAAAATTGTTTCCTCGTCCCCTGTAAAAAATAATTATGTATCAACTGCATCTCACTCTTAGATACTGTGAAAGGCCCAATACCATGTGCCTGTGAATGATGAATTCTGCACAGTGCCATCAGATTAGTTATGACATCTGCATTTTTACCTCTACCGTAAATGTGATGGATGTCCACCGCCGGCGATCCGCAAGCCTCACATATAACCTCAGATTCAGTCTTGAAGTCAAAATAATCAAGATATATCTTTACATATTTCTTCATGGCTCCAGTTTATTTTTATAGTGAGTTATCAATTTCTCCATTTGCGCAATATAGAAATCATTGAATATCTTATATCCCTCCGGTTTCTGTTCCCAGCAACGGTAGAGGACTGCTCTCAATCTCTGGCTTAGAGGTTTGCCAGTATCATCAAATTCCACCTTCATCTTCTCAATTTCCTCCAGTTCATGTGTAGCAAAAGCATCAGGCTTAAAAGCGACAAAACCTACCTTATTAAAGGCATATTGAATATTTGCTACTTGTTCAGGTGATAATTCTCCGGTTTCAAATGTTATCTTTAGCCCCCTATCCTTTAGAGATCGGTAGGAGTCTAATATAGCAGGAAGTTGAAATATTAACATTGATTTCTTTTTTTACCAAGGTTCGCCAATCTTAATTTTTGCCTCGTTTCATCTTTAACTATATGCCCCTTATTTACTTCAGAGATTTTTGCCTTTGTAGTTTCAGATAAATGTTTTCCATAATTTGGATGCTTATTGCCAGCTTGTTTACCTTTATTGCTTTTACTCGTTTTGTTTTTTCTTTCTTCAGTTGCAGGTTTGGTTTTATATCCCGATAATCCTTTATTCCAAGGTGAGAATCCTAAAGTATGTTGATTACCCAATCCTGCGTTAGATATTTTCTTTTTTGATTCATTTGAGTGCTTATATCCTAAAGTGTTCCCGGCAATTTTACAAGTATTAAAATATGGTTTAAAAATATCCAAATAGTGTTGTTCTCGACTTAGCAATGCATGATCTCCACAATTTTCTAATATTGAAAATTGTAAGTCATGTTCTCCGTATTTATTAAAATGCCATTGTAAATGAGGGGAATGGTGTTTATTTAATCTTAAATCCTGAAGATGTTTACTCCATCTCCGCATTATATTTTTGGCACTACCGATGTAAATGCGATAGGACTTTACAGAAGATTGTATTTGATAAATACCTGTTTTCATTAGAATGGTAAATCAATAGGATTACTCACTTCATCTTTTGACTCCGGCTTCTCTTTTGGGATAAAAAACTTGGCTTCACCCAAATAAATCTTGGATTCACTTTTTTTTGTTGATTGTTGGATAGATAAGTTATTACCATATTGATCAGGTTCCTCATTAAACCAAACTGTTATATCCATCCATGTCCCTTTTTCACCTTGAAAAAGTTTAGTCTTATCAATCTTACTAAGGTTAATTTTTCCAACAAATAGTTTATTCATGTCAGTATTTCTTAGGTTGTGCTTCCTTTAACTTATTTACTATTGCCGTAAAATCAGCAAGGCTTAACTCAGGATCTGCAAGTGCCTTCTCTGCCCTTAATTTTTGGCTTTCATCAAGTGTTGACTTTCTTACAAGTTCCTCCGCAAATCCAAATTGTGTGGAACTGATGATTTCCTTCTCACTGGCTTTATTTGCATCATCGTCAACATCAATGTTAAGTCCCAGGACTGCACCAAGAGCATAACGCCTCTGGTATGTGATTACCGATCCCGCTCCCTGCGGATCATGCTTGGTAGGTTCCATTTCATAACTCTCCGATAGCCATTCACCCGATGAGTGCATAAGCATCGTTTCAAGTCCATATTTACCTTGCGGGAACTGCACAAAAGATAATCCATTATCTACCAGGGGTTGACGGATCACCGATAAAATATCTGCCAGTGAAGCGTATTTAGATTTAAAGAAAGGGTTCGTTTCATTCTTTCTTATTGTCTCCACTGCTCCCTGAAATTCACAAAGGGCAGTGGCTAATTCTTTGATTGATTCACTTTTGTTCATCTTTTTGGGGTTTTAGATTTTCATTATATTCTTTGCAAATGGCGGCAATAGACTCAAAAAGTCCATTCTGAGATAATACAAGGTCTGCTAATGCTTTTTGCAGTTGCACCTCACGCTTGACACGCTTTATGGCATCCTTGATAGCCTTCTCTCTTAATTCGGCCTCAAGGTTTTCATAGTAATTAATTCCTGTTTTCATAATATTGGGGTTTTAATAATTCCAGTTCCATTGCAATCGGGACATTCGGACGGGCCACAGTGATCGTGGCAATGATAACATAATCCGGAATCAGGATCTCTTGTATCTCCGCAACAATCTGAGATACATTCATCAGATCCCTTGCCGTTACATAATTCGCATTCAGTTATATCTTCTGTGCGTTCATTCAGTTGCTCTTCATCAAAAGCACCATATCCTCCTGGAGGATCCATGTGCATATCACTTATTCTGCTCATTAGTTTTCTGTATAAAAGATTTCTATTAATTCTCTCAGTTCTCTTGAATAGGCTGTCAGATTATTCCAACGGAATACCCAGACAAGGGGTTCGTACTCGTTATCAAAAAGATTGATAAACTCAGGTTCATCACGAAGATAAAAGACTTGTTTCTTCATCTTATTTCTTCGCTTTTTAATCCAATTTTAAAACATTTGGATGCAAATTGAGAAGCCGTCATTCTAACACCTATCTCCTCAAGTTCCAGTAATCGTCTTTTAAGCTTCAGACGATCCTCTTTTTCAATTTCTATAACCAAACCGGTTTTAATTTTCCTTGCCATCATTTATAATTTTATAAATATTTAACTATACAAATATACATAATATTTTTAATATCATATATATTATTGCAATTATTTTCATAAAACATTGTAACATTTGTTACATTTTATCTAATTTATAATGTTTACAAATAAAAAACCGGGCAGAAAACCCCTTAACTGCCCGGCATCAGCAACCCCAAAAACCTACCCACAAGCCAATCGGATAGTATAGGTTCAATTAT